GTTATTTTATTATATTTAAATACACCGCCTATTACTGATGCAATGGATACATCACTATTATTCATTACTCCTTTACAGCTAAATACCGTAAATATACAAACAAGCATTACTAATGGTGCTATAAATGGAATAAATGGTATTACTAATAAACCTACCCAAAAAAGAATAGAAAATAACAATACTAATAAACATCCTGTAAATAATTTAGCTGGTGCTATTGTACTTTGCCATTTGGATTTCCCAGTGTCTCCTGTATTTGTATTTACTAAAAAGAACCATGACATTTGATAAAACCACAAATACATTACATAAAAAAAGTCTATAAAAATTAAAATAGACGTGTAAAACATCAATATTGTTGGACCAAAAATAATTATTAGAGACTCAGGAATTTGATTTAATAAATTAAAAAATGTATTTAAAGATGAAAAATTAAAAACAAATAAACCTTCAATAATTGAAATAAAATAATTCATCAAAGAATTAGAACCTGGTTTTTCTTTATAATCCCTCAACATATCTAAAATAGTAAATTTGTTATTTTTTACATGGGGAAATGAAATTTTTTGTGATAACGATTGGCCTTTGACAGTAGTTTCAAAAATATTAATTTGAATTTCGCTTATTTTTTGAGAAGCACTACTATCATATGGCATACATTTTTCTTCTGTTGGTAAAATATTTGCCTGACCTATTTTAGAGCCGTATAATACACAACCGCCTGCCGAAAAATTTAAACATAAAATTGCTACAATTGCCAATAACGATATTAAAAATTTACCTATATCTTTTCCAAAATTATCTTCAGATTCTGTATCTTCCCCCTTTTTTTCATCAATAGCTGAGGTATCACTTGTAGATGACATTAATACTTATATTAATAATATAAAATATTTTTATATTATTAATTATTCTTCTTGATGATTCACTTTATAAAATATAATATTAGATAATATTATATGAATAATTCAAAAAATCAGCATAATAATATTATAATTGCTTTAATTAGCTTTTTACTTTTAATATGTATTTTTAAATGGATAAATTATTTAGTTGCGAATAATTATTTTAAATTATCTCAACCATATGTTGAAGGTTTTGACTCAAATGCGCAAATTATTCGTGACACTGGTACTCCAGATACAACTCATAATGTTGATATTCCATTAATGACAACAACTAGTTGTAAAAATATGTGTGGACCTCCCAATCGTTGCTCTATTACTGGACAACAATGTTTTTCAGATATAGATTGCCCTGGTTGTGAACCACAAGTTCCACCTCTTCCACCAAGCACAGGAGAAAATATTGTTGGTAATGATGATGCCGGAAAATTAACTGCCGGAGTTACGCCTAATTATTCTCCTTTAACCACTGGTTTTGGAACACAGTTAAGAATTGTTACAAAAGATAAATTTAGTAAACCTACCGCACCTAATTTAGGTATAGATACTTGGTCCGATAAATTTAATGAAACACGCAAATTATTTGATGATAGATATAAGCCATCTGGTTTAAAAAATATGCCTTCTTATTCTGACCGTTATTCAATTACTGGTGAATTTGTAGATGACGGTCCTCTTGCGTCTAACTCTTATTTAAGTTAAATTATTACTTATTAATAGTAACTTCCTTAGCTATTTTCTTTACTATTTTGTCTGCTTTTTCACAGTCATTATCACCTGGTCCTCCCATTGCTTCTATTACAATATGATTGTATTGGTCGCTCTTTTTAGAATCACTGTATATACAGTCTGGGTACTTTGCCTTCCACTCTGGAATTGCACAAATATTTTTATGGGAAATGTATTTGATTGCCTTTTTTATTTTTTTATTTTCTGAGTCTTCCTTTTCCCAAACATTTGCGTCCTTAACGTAAAGTGAATCTCTTTTTGGGTCACTACAATGAACAGGCCTCATATTTTCATCTAATGCCTTAAGATTTTTAATAATAAGCTTAGAAATTCCATTAACAAAACCTAATTCTCCAATACTTTCAATATCTGTTAGTTGAATTTTAATAGAATCAACAAAATCCATAATATTCATAGCGTCTTTACAAGTTTCGTTCAAAAAAAGTTGAAGATTAAATGTTTTGTTATTTGAATTAGTTGTGTTATTTGTAATATTATTTTTAGCATTTTTAATTACTTCTATAACATTTTTTTGTAATTCTTGGTTTTGTTTTTGAAATTCATTATTTTGATTAATTAATTCTTGATTTTGTTTAACAACTTCTAGAACAAGATTAGTAAGTGTTTTAATTTCATTATGAGAAGAATCAACTATATTAATTTCAACACATTTTTTTTTATGTTTCCATAAACCAGATATTGATTTATATTCTTTTTTACAAATTTCACATTGATGTGAATCATTTTTCTCAGCGAGTTTTGTTCCATTTATTTCTATTTTATTTCCATTTTCACTTATTAGATGTTTACGTGTGATTATATGTCTGCTCCAATCAGATAAATAACAGCATTTAAAGTCACATTTTTTACAAACATACACATTGTCGTTTTTCTCGTTTTTCTCGTTTTCCATACATTTCCTAAACAGAATAATTTTAAATAGAAATAAAAATAATAATAATTATTATAAAAAATTATGATAACAAAATGAAAAATTTATAAATTGTCGCGAGACGCTAATTTTTAATTATGCAGCCAAATTACATTTTTTACAAAAGTCCTAAGGCCCTTTTCAAAAATGGACATTTATAAATGTCCATTTTTAGTTTTGCGTTTGGACTTTTGAGAAAAATTTGTAATATTACAATATATATTTTTAAAGTGGCTTAAAGAAAATTAATTATTTTTATCAATAGTTATTTCTTTTGCTATTTTTTTTACTATTTTGTCTGCTTTTTCTGAATCGTTATCTCCAGACCCACCCATTGATTCTATTACAATGTGATTATATTGGTTACTTTTTTTGGAATCACTATAAATACAATCAGGATATTTTGCTTTCCATTCAGGAATCGCACAAATATTTTTATGGGAAATGTATTTGATTGCCTTTTTTATTTTTTTATTTTCTGAATCTTCCTTTTCCCAAACATTTGCATCTTTAACATATAAAGATTCTCTTTTTGGGTCACTACAATGAACAGGTCTCATGTTTTCATCTAGTGCTTTCAAATTTTTAATAATAAGTTTAGACATACCATTAACAAACCCAAGTTCACCAATGCTTTCTATATCAGCTAACTGAATTTTAATAGAATCAACGAAATCCATAATATTCATAGCGTCTTTACATGTTTCATTTAAAAAGAATTGAAGATTAAATGTTTTATTATGCGAATTAATATTAGTTGAATTACTAACGTTTGTATTTGTGTTATTTTTAATTATTTCTAACATCTGTTTTTGTAGTTCATTATTTTGATTTATCAATGTAAGTATTAAATTTTTATCAGAAATGTCTATAATATTTTCTTGAGTTTCTTTACAAATATTTTGTATACACTTTTTTTTATGATTCCATAATCCAACACGTGATTTGTATATTTTATTACAATTTTTACAACTAAGTATATCAGAACTTTCTGAACTTAACTTGTTATTATTTGTTAGTTTTTTATGCTTAGATGTCAAATTATGTCTATCGTATTGGCTTTTACGTGATGTTGAATAGTTACAAAATTCACAAACAAAATTAGTTGGAACTTTTTGAACTAAATTTGTTAACATTTGTTATATACATTGTTAACAAAAAAAGTTCCTAAATTCTTTATTGAAGAAATAATAAAAAAAATATGCTAACAAAATGAAAAATTTATAATTTGTCGTGAGACGCTAATTTTTAATTATGCAGTAAAAACATGTTTTTTTCAAAAGTCCTTAGCCCCTTTTCAAAAATGGACATTTATAAATGTCCATTTTTAGTTTTGCGTTTGGACTTTTGTGAAAAATTTGTAATATTACAATATATATTTTCAAAGTGGCTTAAAGAAACTTATAATATATTAATTTCAAAGTGGCTTAAAGAAATAAATTATGTATTTTAAGTAGCGTATTGTAAGCCAGCATTGCCACCAACAAATGTAACCATATTTATTCTCTCTTCAAATATTACTAAATTAAAATTATAATCGTAAATTCGCCATGTTGGCTTATTTATACCAATAATATCTCCTGTTTCAGGGTCACAAATAGACAATACTTGCGCTAAAGGGTCTAATTGTGGAATAACTGTTGTAAATTCTAACTCTATCTGATTAAAACGATTCATATTAATTGCGCCAGATGGTTGTAAATTGAAAGGCGATGTATCTAAACAAAAATTATAGCAATATAGTCCATCCGGAGCATTACTAGCAGTTCTTGTATATTTTTCAATATAACTGTAAATACCTGCTGGTTGAATATTCTCTCTGTATTGACCGTCTAAAAGGATTCCAAGCCCTAATAATATTTGTTTGGTGTTCTGCATACTATAATCTCCAGTAATCATTAGACCACTTAAGGTTCCCCAGGGATTTAATCCTGGACCAATATGAGTTGGAGTTCCTATTGCTGGAGCAGGGTCTGGATTTGGAAATGGGCCTGCCGTAGGCGCCAATTGTAAATCACTAGGAATATAATTATATGGCCAGTTTGTATAATTAGACCATTCATTTCTTAAATTTGCGTCGCTTCGCTGTAAATACCACATCCAACTTGTTACTAATCCCATTGAATCCATTTGAATCTTATTTGCTCCTGTAACATTATAGAAAATACTTTCGTAAACTTGCTTAAACATGTATTTTTGTTCATTCTTAGCAAATAATTTAACCTCATCATTAGATAGAAAAGCATAAGTACAATTTAAATTTATATCAGAATTCCAAATTGTTCTTGTATCTATATATGATGTAGGTCCTAACTCAATATCGGGAGGAGGTTGAAGAAATCTATAAAATTGTTGATAATATTGATTAAAATTAGGAGCAATATACGGAAAATTATTCGTATAATCAAACACGTCACGAATTCTGAATAATTGATTTATTGGTCTAAAGGTTACTGTTATTTGTAACTCATTATATTGTAAAGCCACTAAAGGAAATGCCATTTGAGTTTTTAAACCAAACCACGAATTTAATGGTATATAAATTATTCTACCTCTTATGCTTGGCTCGGCCCCTGCTGGATTTATTGTAAAATAAGCATTTGGATATGCGTTTACACGTGTGCCTGCGTTTGCTGGGTCATTAAGCTCTGGAACATTACCAGACATTTGGTCAAACAATGCTTTTTTTGTTCCAGTAAAATCTCTCTGAACTGCGGACAAAAGATATTGCCCAGAATATTGTTGGAGTGTTTGATTTCCACAAGTGATTAGTATTTCACTTATCATTTGTGCGCCAATATTATCAATCCATTTGAATTCATACGGAGCCCAAGGAGTGTATATAGTTTCTCCTGCTGAATTTACAACTGTTTGTGGTGGCAAAATTGGGGACCATATATTTGGTAATTCAACGCTTAAATAGCAATCCATAAGAAGGTCCGCATATCTTGGAATCTTAAACGTAAATGTAGATTCTTCTGTAAGACGGAGCGTTCGTGCGCCTTCAAAATCTACACGAAATTTTTGAAGACCAAAATTTGTATATTTTTGATAAACAGACTTGAAGAAGGTTTTTTGC